CAAACGGCCCGCGATAGCCCCCATCCCTAGAGGCCTGGTCTAGGCTGATCGCCGCGTTTGCCGTCTGGTAGTAGGTAAAACCTGGCCACGTAGTATCGGTAGAGCCATCAGCGCGCAGGCGATCCACTGTCAACTGAGACGTGCTGAATGTCGTAACACGATATCGCAGACCCCGCTGCCCGATCGTTGTGCTGATCGACCCAAGGGTAAGCTGAGTTGCGGGGACCCCATTGTCAAAGCTAAGCGTTATTTCCGGCTGCTTTTCGCCTGTCGCAGCCGCCCCGGTAACACTGGTAGGCGCAGATCCCAGCACGACGGCGGCATTACCTGAAGTGATCGCCTGGCCCGCATAAGGAGTCTGTTCGGTGAAGCGCAAGAACGGCCCGCTCGCGCTAGCGCGTACAGCCGCACCCCCCAACTGCGCGTTGATTGCTGTTACCAGTCCTGCAAGGTTGGTGGTGTTGGTGGTTAGGGTGACTGAGTAACTGGACGTCCCCCGTGCAACACTGAAAGTCAGGTTGTTCGTTGAGAAATCGAACCGGGAGGGTGCGGCAGAGCCAGTAAGCGTTGAAGGCGTTCCGGGAATGGCGGCACTAGCTGGCGAATAGCTTGCAATCGTGTATAGGCCTTCGTTTATGCCCGCTATCTCAATCTGCTGGCCCACGGACGGGTTGAGCATTCCTAAGTTTGTGCCACGTACAATGTCGGCCCCAGCTCCGCCGTCTATGAACTCGTACGTATAAGGCGCCTCAACCCGTATTATCAGGCCTGCAGACCAATCGGAGGGAAACGCGCCAGATCCATTCGGTATGCTGATGTTTTTGCCGCTGAACTGATGAACCGATGCGACGTAGCTTTCGGTCAACAGGGTGCTGACCGTTAGCTCCAATCCAGATGCGCCGTTAGAGCTTGACCCGACTTCCGTCACGTCGTTCCACCACCAGCTGCGGGGGTCGTTGGCTAGCGACTCACCGGGCCCGTAGAAAGCGTAATCTGCGTCTGCCCCCAAGGAGATTAAGGGCGTGTCGCCGATCAGTACCCTTTCTGAGTCAATCTGCAGGTCGCCAACGCCCACGCAAAGACAAACGTCCATTCTTTGGTCGCGCGGGCCTGCAAAATATCGACGCGGGGGGGATAGGTAGCTTGGGTAGACTTTACGAAACCCCGCTTGATCAGGGATTGGATCGTTTAGCTTGACCTTGTTGCCCTTGATCGACGCTTCGTTGATATCCTTGCCCGGTGTGTTTGATGCGGAACTGACCTTGGGTATCTTCGGCGCCAGGGTGCGCGTAGCGACCAAGAAAAGACCCCCGAAAAATAGCTCAGTCCCTTTCGGCTCGACCGCTAGGTCTAAAGTATCTTTGGGGGAAAATCGCTGCGTCGGCCAATCCCCGGTTGGTATCAGCGCACCGTTCAAGGTCGCAGAAAATTGCGGTACCGCCGCGGGGTCGTAGGTGTGGACATTAGCGCAGAGCCATCCCTCGATCGTCCATTCGCGATCTACCGAATGCGTTTCATGCGGTTCTAAGTTAAACCTGGATGCGAAGACCCTTATCACGATAGTAGATCACCTTCAGATACTGAGACTCGAAGTCCGCCAAGCGCTGGAAACGCGCGCCTTTCTTCGGATTAATGTCCAGAGTATACAGGCAGCCGCCTTTTTTGACGCAGAGGCCAACATGCAAAAGCACCTCACGCCGAAACACGGTGGCTACGGCCCCATGCTCCGCTTCGCATTCCTCCATAGCATCTAGGATTGTCGCGTGGTAGGCCGCGGTGAACTCCCTAGGCTGGGTATTGCGAATGTGTCCCCATTCAGGCAGTAGCTCCATGCCGCAGTGGAAGTGCCGGGCGTGCCTTACCAAACCGAAACAATCAATCCTAGGGGGCTCCCTCCCACCATCCTCGTACTGGCAAGCTAAATACTGCGAAATCCAGGTCGTCATAGGTAGGCCAGTTGGGGGGCGAAATTCAGATCGTACACTCGCCTTGGATACGCCCAGTCGAGCAGGTTCATGAAGCCCCCGGTTAACTGCACGGTTTGCCTTTTCATGGCGCCGCTCAAAAGAACGGTTGAAAAAGGGCGTTCGCTGGGGCCGCTGCGGTCAGAGTTCAGGTACCTTCGGAAGGTAACCCGCACCTGTTGGTTCGCTTCTAACGCCAAGTCAAGCCGACGTTGCGCCTCACCTGTTACGTTATCGATTGCAAATGTCAACGACTGGCTAGGGCTATTGTTTCTCGATGGCAGGACCAGAGCCATCGGCGCCGCCATAAAGGTGACCATTTCTCCAGACTCGAGCCCCAGCAGCATGTCGAAATACCCCTGGACTAATCTTATAGGGCCCGGCCACGCAACACACGATAGCTCTAGAGTGTCAATTACTACGTCCGAATCAGATCCAGACGCGCAGACTTGTTCAAGTAGAGTACTCAAGACCCGGCCCTCTTTGTCCCGGTAATGCTGTTTACGGTACGTCCGCTATCGCCGCCGTTAACCATGTCGTTACAGATTACTTTGATGATGTGACGATTGTCGGCCTCGCTCCATTCACTGGTCGCGGTAGTGCCCGGCGGCGCCTCGTAGATATTAATGATCGGTGCATTTACACCAGTCCCGGTCGAGCGTGCCGCATCCCTATTACTAACCACCTCCCCCCTGGTGTTCGGGATCATATACTGCTGGCCCCCGGTATTGAACACCTCCGGCGCGCCGCCTTCGTTTACTCGATACATGGTTCCCGGGTTGACCGGTCCACCAGCTTTGCGGCCGCCGCCGAAAGACTTGGCAAGGAGCATCGTCGCCAAGAGTGCGGCGCCCCCTATTACCGCGGCACCACCAAAGGACGCGATCGAAGAGAGCCCGGCGGCAGGCGCCATGCTGGCGGCGACCGCGCTGCCTGTCGACGCCGCAGTTCCGGTGGTCGTAGCGGCAATAGCGCCCGTAGCGCCTGCTTGGGCGCCGACAATCTGTGCAATACCGCCAATTTGCGTATTAGTCGTAGCCTGGTTAGCAGCCTGCATCATGACCTGCTGTTTGACCCAGTTAACGCCCATTTCTACAAAAGAACCGATGACCGCATTCAGCACTGTATTTGCCACGCCGCCCAACGCCTCCTGAAGGCTACCCGTTCCACTCAATAGGCTGCTTAGTGCCTGAGCGCCAGACTGACCCAAGGCATCTATGCCATTCATCAAAAGCTCATTCCCCAAGGCCGCTGCCTTGAAGTTTTCTTCTTGCAGAATACGCATCTGCTCGACGTGTTCGCGCTCCGCTTGCCCCTTCAACTCAAGGTAGCGCTGGTCGCTTAACAGCTTCTGGTTGTTCAAGTCCTGCAGCTGCTTTAGCTGTTCGTCATAGTTAATCTGTTCGGCAGCTATTGGGTCAGCCGCTGCCAGTTGTTGCTTGGCGTTCCGGGCATCGTAGAGCGCGCCGGCAATGTCACGGATCGATTGAATCTGTTCTGGCGTGGCATATTTGTTTAAAGACAACTGGGCCTGGTCCATCGCAAGATCGCGCGCGGTCTTGCCGACGCTGGCCAATTCAACGCCTAGCTTTTTAAACTCGCCGATATTTTCTTCAATGCCTTTCTTCTGCTCGGTAGCCGCTTTTTTCGTCGCCTTCTCAGCTTCCGACTCGCCTTTCTTTTTAGCCGCCTTCTGCTTGGCCTCGGCTTGTTCGAGGTTGTAGATAGAAGCGGCTAGGCGCTCGGCCTCCAAGCGCTGAGCCGGCGAGGCTTCATCCCCTAAAGCCTGCAGGGCCTTTAGTTTTGCGCGCTCCACACCGATGACTTTCAGCAAAGCCTCTTCGTCTTTAAGCGCCTTGATGCGTTTGGCCGCTTCCGGATCTTCGGGCGCAACAGGGGTTTTTTCCGTAGGTGCCGCGCCCGGCGCAGGCTTCTTGCTAAGCGCGTCTTGCGCTTTGGCAATCTCAACCAGGCGGTCTTGTCGGGCCTTCAACGCTTGGTTGAGGTCGTCTACTACTGCCGCCTGGTTTTGCTGCCGCGCCTTAAACTGGTCTTCGCTTTCATAGAAGCGTCGAGTCATGGTGTTTGACTCGCTGAGCGCGGCTGACAACTGCTTGTTGAACCCGCTGATATCATCTTTTACTTCGTTTGCCGCGCGAGACAACTGGTTAAAGCTGAGCTTTTCGAGAGAGCCGTTCAACGCGTCGACTTTCGTCTTGGCGCTGTCGGCGTTCGTTGCAAAGGTATAAAGAGCAGTCGCCGCCAGGAGGATTAGGCCTGCTGGCCCGCCCAAGAAACCCATAACAGTGCGAAGGCCGCCCATCGCAACTGTCAGGCGGCTAGCCACGCTCGCTTGAGCCGCTTGAGCCGCGGTCAGGGTTTCGGCGGCTGCGGTGGCGCGCGCTTGCGCAACGGCTAGAGCGTTCGCGTCGGCGGCCGCGCCAAGCATCGATCCACCCGCCGCAATTACCGCTTTTTGTTTGGCAAGGGCGGCCGTAGCCGCCGCGTAATCGCTAGCTGCCGCGGCGGTATTAGCCTGTGCGCTTGCCCTCGCGGCGTTCATTTGGCCAACGGTTGCGGCCAGTGCTTGACCCTGTGCTACCGCGTAGGCGCCGAGGCTTGTAAGCAACCGCCCTGCGATAACCGAGCCGAGCGCGGCTGCTGCGGTCGTGGCAGCGTTTAGGAAAGACTCCATCTTTTCGGCGTCTGTGCCAAACGCCAAGATAGCATCCGCCGCCGTGATAATACCGTTGGTGAATGAGGCCAGGGCACCGGTCTGCTGCTCGAGCGAAACAAGCACCTGAGTCAGGGCCGTTCGGCTACGTACGCCAGCGTCAACTAGGTTGTTCGACATATCTCCGGCAGCTTTGGCCGTAGCATCGAGGGACTTGCGAAGCCCCTCGGTCAACTGGAACGCGGTTAACTTGCCCTGCGCGCCAAGGTTCCGAACCTCTGCAGCCGTCTTGCCACTGGCCGCGGCGATATCGTTGATGACGCTTGGAATTGCCGAGGTGATGGTTTCCCATTGGTCTGCCGCGACCTTGCCAGTGTTGACCGATTTGGAGAGGGCGTCGATTGCTGCGCCTGCCCGATCTGCCGACGTGGCATTGGTTACGAACGCATAGGACATGGAGTCCGTAACATCCAACGCCTGGGACGTCGAGTAGCCCAGGCTGCGCAGGCTGTCGGCAGTGCGGATGTAGAGTTCTTGCGCCTCACCTAATGAGCGATAGGTACCATTGGCAGTTGCCAGCAGGCGCTTTTGCACCATGTCGAATTCGTCGGCACTGGAGGTCGCGCCACGCACCCGGTCGGCATACTCTTCATACTTCTGCACCATGTCGGCCATTGCACGTAGGGCCTGCGCCGAGACGACTGCAGCGAACGCCGCCGACAGCTTGGTCAGCTGAGTGGTCAGACCTCCTGCCGCCTTGTCGGTCTTTTCCATCGCCCGTTCGGTGCGGTCTAGCTGCTTCTCTGCAGCCGTCGAGCCCTTTTCTAGCGGTGCTGTGTTGACGTCAATGTCGTAATAGATGGTCCCGACGTTTTCGCTCATGCTCTAGCCGCCCGCGCCGCGTTGATTTTCTTGAGTCGCGCCATTGTAGCGTCATACTCGCTCGCGGTGTGCGGCTTCGGTGCATTGGCCTGTTTGGGGTCGGGCGGAAACTTGGACCGCATGGCGGCCGAAAAGCTGGTCATGGTCATGTGCCATGCTTCTTGCTCAGAGGCCCCAAGGTGGGCGATCGCCGTTGCTGCGTACTCGGCCGCCTTGAACTCGGTCATGTAATCAGCATCGGTCACCGGTCGGGTCGTATCCGGCTTCGCCGCACCCACTACACCATGGATGATCAGGCTACGCGCGACCGCGACGATATCGTCAATAGGCATGGCGCCGGGTGAGTACCGACGATATCCGCTCATGCCGCCGACAAGAGGGGTTAGGTCCTCGTCGCTGCAGGCGTGCAAGACATTGAGCGCAATCCGGAACCGGTCACGGCGCCAGTTTTTAGCCAGGTCTGGCAGCAGATAGGGGTGAAGTACCACAGGCTCCGAACCTGTCAGCAGAACGAACGCCTCGATGATTTCAGCCGGCGAGCCTATTCGGGTCATAGAAAAAAGGGACGGCCGCAGCAAGTACGATCGTCCCCCAGCTTCTATGCCCACCTCGCCAATGGCGGTGAGCGCTTGCATGCTTAGACCTCGATGAGCCAGGCCGTAACGTCGGTAGGCGCCGAAACGTCCAGGGTAACCGCCCCTACCAGGTAGGCTCGGAAGTTGCCGAGCGGAATGGCCACCGTCGCGCCAGCCGCAACCGGAATACTCGCACCGGTCGAACTGTTGAAGGTCGCGCCCGTACCCGGCACTTTGATCGATGCAGGGGCGTCGGCGCCGTCGAGCGTCAGCGTAACGCTTGCCGAAGACCCGTTACGCACGAACAAAACTTGCTTCGTGGTTGGGGAGAACGTCAGCGTGTTGCTTGCGCCCAAGGCAACAGGCGTTACGACGGTTGCGCCAACGTTGGTCAGCGGAGTTACTACAGGAATATTAGCCATTACGCCACCACAGGAGTGTCATAGATCAAGAGGCCGAACGGCGAGTACGCCGCAGCGGCCTCGAACGAGCGGGTGACCACGTCAGTAGTTGGGGCCGACAGCGAAACGTTGCTGATCAGCATGAAGCACTCGTACGTCAGGTCGGGACCGGTCATGCGGATCCAGGCGAACGGCTGGCCGCCGGTCTCGACCGGGTTGGCTACGTGTTTCACCAACTTGATCTGGTTGATTTTGCCAACCTCATCGGCCACTCGTGCGACAAGGTCACCGCTGATCGAGTAGTTGAGATAGGTAGCCAGGGTTTCTTTCAGGTTGCCCACGGAGGCGTCGGAAGTCGGGTCGACCTGATCCCATTCGAGGGTCACTTCTTTCGAGGTGAACGCACCGATGGGTTCATAGTCGGACGACTGAGGCCGGGTATCCCCGCAGCCAATGAAAAATTCAATCGCGTAATCGCGACCGACCATACTTGCACTGGTACAAACTGGCATTTTGCAGCCCTCTTATGAAAGGATTTCTAAATTCAGCTCTACCCAGGGTCGGTCCTCGGCAGTATAGCCCGGTCCGATTATACCGCCTACTAGCCGAATTTGCGCCACGTCGCAAGCTTTATAGTCAGTGTAGAGACGTTCGCGCAGGTTTACCGCGATTTGTTCTAGTTCTCCGGCAACCGCGGCGCCCTTTTGCGGGCCGAGCAGGGTTAGCTTGACCAGGTTGTAAGAGGCAACGACCGGAGGCCGACCGCCGTCTAGCATGACCTGCGCGTACCGCTTGGTCGGGCTGGCCACCGAGTCACGCCACATGCCGCGCGCGACGTTCAAGTCATACGAGGCCCAGTTGGGGTCAGCTTTGAGCCAATCAATTAGCGCCTGCAGCGGGCTGATCATAGGGCCATGTTCCGTTTGATTGCTGCCTTGATATCTTCCATTCCATCGCGCTCGAAGCCCTTGGTCAGCCATTCCGGCTCAGCGGCCGGGTCCCAGTAGTTTCCGGTTCCCGAGCCACCGCCGAAGGCGCGCGGCATCTGCGGCCCAACACTCGATTGGTTACCTGTCTTGCCGAAGTCCGAGCGTGGTTGGCCTTTGAGCTTAGCGCTTAGTCCGTGCACCGCTGCTGCATAGCGGGCGGTGTAGCCGTAGCGGGCGACCCACTTATTACCCAGTTGTCGGACCTCGCGGAAACGACTGTTTAGCAAGTTACCAAGATCCACCGGGGTCATTGAGTCCGCGTACCCCCCGCCGATAATCAAAA